GTCTTGGGGCCGACCATGAGTGTCAGCGTTTCGATCTTCGCCCCATCGCCACCGCCAACCGGTGCCGCGCCCAGGTCTGATATTTTGACGCGCGGCAGGTAGATACCGAAGCAGTCGGGCGGCGAGCCGGTCGGGGATTGCAACACGATCTCGACCTCGAACTCCGTCTCCGCATCCAAGAGCGTGAGGTTCGAGAAATCGGAGCGCAGCGCCGTAATCGTTCCCGAGACGGCGAGGTTGTTGTCGAAGATGTCCGGCGTCACGCGGGAACCGATGATCGGTACACCTGCCGCGGTGATGGCGAACTTGAGGTCGAAGCCGGTGAACTTCGCGACATCGGCACCGTTGTAGCGGATCGACGAATCGTCCGCGACAAGGCCGATCGTGGTTGTCAGGGTCGGACTCGTGAAATAGCTCGAGCCGCTTTCCGTGGTGCGATCGACGCCCAGATAGTGCGACGTCATCTGCGCCATGGCACCGGGCTTGAATGACAGGTCGATCCCAACCAAGCGACAGCCGAGGTAGATCTCGCCGGCCGTGATGTCGGTGTCGTACTGCTCGATCGTATGCGAGTAGCGAGTCGGCGTCGCGGCAGTGAAGATCTTCTTCAGTGCCGTCAGCGTCCCGGTGGCCGACGCAGCGACCGCCGTAAACGTGCCCGTGACGGTCGAGATCGTGGCCGTCGTGACCGCAAGGGCGCGGATATTCCGCCCGTTATTCGAGGCTTGGGACGTGCCGGAGAGCGTGAAGATGTCGCCCGCCTTCACCCCTTGCGTGATGAATGAACCAGCCGTCGCCACCAGGGCATTCGTCTGCACGGCAACGGTGGTGAATGTCGCGAACGCGCCTGTGACGGCTGCTGTCCATGCCGCACGCATGACAGCTTCGACTTCGACATCCGTCACGCCACCGACAGACAACTCCTTGTTGAAATCGCCTGTGGTGGACTTGTAGCCCAGCCGGCCCATCGACGTGAGGGAATTGGCGAGCTTCTCGACGGACTGGACTTGGGCATAGTTCAACTGCATCCCATTCCCGCCGATAATCCGCATCGTGCTCGCGCCCGTCGCGGTGGCTTGGACGCCGAACGACGTCTCTCGCCGCACATTGATGAGAACGCGCGAGCCAGTTTGGAACGTGGTCATAATGTTCTCCTAGTGCTGCGAGGTGAGTCGTGGAACGGGTTAGGCCGCAATGACGTTTTGCGACAGCAACCAATACGGAATCGTGATCGTGCACACGGCGAATCCGTCTCCGGTCGATCTGATCTGTCCTGTATAAGCACCGGTCGCGGGTGTGGTCGGCGTGCCAATGCGAACGGCATCGCCACTCGTGAGCGCTACCGTAGTCCCGATTGTGAACTTTGCGAGAATCGCTTGAACGCCGGCACGAATTGCCGCAGACCCCTTGTCCTGCAAGCCGTACCAGCGGATGACGTAGAGACCACTGCCAACCACGGTGCCGCCTTGGACGGGCGTACTGAGGAGCAACGGTGGCGAGGGGACGAAATCTTCCTCGAGGTAGGGCACACCCGGCGTTTGCGTGTACGCTTTGTTGACCTTCACGCGATTGACTGCGGCAGGAAGCCCTGACGTAGTGAGGAGTCGGGCGCGAAGGGCCAAGAGGATCGCTTCATCGTCGATCATCGGGAGGCCACCGCAGCCGCAAGTCGTGGGAAGTTCAGCACCGTCATCTTGACGCTATGCCAGCCTCCGACAGCAGAACGCAGTGTCAGAGGCAGCCCGCGCCAGCTTACACCGTCCTCGATCTGCGGCGCGTAGACGACATAGGTTGAGATCGAGGCCGTCTGTGCATCATCGAACGTCAGTTGCCAACTCGCGCGCAAGACACCCGTATCGACAGGCTGGCCTGGCGCTCCGGTAATCGCCGAGCCATCCGTGATCGAGTCTTTGACGGCGACAGCGGTATTCACGAACACGCGTCGGCTGTAGGCCGGCACCGCCAGTGCAAACGAGCGGACCTGTGCGTCGAAGTCGCTCATATGACCACGACTCGGCTAATGATGTCCGTTCCGTCAGGCGATATAGGACCGACCGATTTCGCGGTCCACGTCGCTCCTTCCCAATCCACCGTACTGCCGAGTGCAGGGCGTTCGCCGTATGTATCAGGACCGAACAACAGCGTGGTTGGTGCGGAGACGGTGAGGTCGCCCGGACCATAGGATTGCGGAGCACCCGTGACACGAAGGGCAGCGCCGGTCACAGTCGATACGACGGCCGTCGATTCAATTCCTGTCGTCTCGTCCGTCGTGGTGACGGATAACGTGAACGTCACGTCTGTCCCTGCCGCTCGGATGTCCGCCAAGGCGCTGAGGTGTTCCGCTGTGTACTTGCCCATCAGCCGCGCACCAGTGGTGCGTTGATCCCGGACCCGATCAGCAGTGGGTCGATATAGCGCATCACACTCGGGAACCGCTCAATACCCTGAGCTCGAATCCGTGGATCGAAATAGGTGGTCGAGAGCACATCCACCTTTTTCGTCTGCACATTGAGCGTCGGATCCAGTGAGGCAAGATCAACCGGCCCGAGAATCAGGAATTGCAATGCGAGTTCACACGTTGCGTCCTTGACCCGTTGTGGGATCTCGGTCTGCGTGTAGTACGAATAGCCCATCCATGCCGTATCGGGATTCAGCGCGAAAGCCCGTGGCCAGTTCAGGACTTGCGTGGTCGTGACCCTGCCAGCACCGATCCAGGTCTTGTTCGATAATTCCCGCGTCGCATCAATCAGCGCGCGGGCTTTCTGGTCGTCATCCGGTTCGGCATTCCACGCATCGGCATTGAGACGCCCTTCGCAATAGGCGTCGCATTCCGCAACCGTCACAAACGAGTTCGCGGTCGCGCTCCCGATGGTGGCAACAATCGTCGGCATAACGAGTGTGCAGCACGGGCAAGCCCCATCGCCTACCCGTGCCGCACGTTCCGGTTAGCCGAGCACGCGGACGGCCAACGTCGGACGAATCAGGTTCGCGCCCGCGAGGTAGTCATACGACAGCGTCTCGAGCTTGTACTGGCGCGACAGCTCGAGTCGGAGCGCAATACCCGAAATGGGATCTGTCGGTGCCTGGAAGATGTGGCCATCAACCAGACTCCCCGCGAGCGGGCGTGACGCCCACGCGAAGGCGTACTTGTTCGCCGCGAGGTTCTGGATGTAGGCTGTGCCCTGGACCGTAATGGCGGCGCTGGTCGCAATGGCAGTTGCGAGCGCCGGATAGAAGGTCAGGATAGTAGCGGTCGTCGCCGTCGTGGTCTGCTGCGCCGTGATCGTATACGTCCCCGACCCCGAGTAGAAGATGTCGCCGACGAGAATCGTGCCCGAGGCGGTCGTGTTGATGACGTTGAGCGTGGTCTGGCCCACCGCGCCCGAAACGGTCGAGGCGATATAGCCAGTCGCCCAACCTACGCCCACGGCGGTCGTGCCGATGTTCTGATCCATGTAGTAGGCGAACCCGAGGACGGTGCCTGGATCGGCCTGATTGATACCGGCCGCATTGCCGCGGTAGTTCGCCTGGATGATGTTCGGCGTGGTGATGAAGTTCGCATCGGCGTTCGGATCGGCGATAAAGAACCGATTGTCCATTGGCGCGAGGCCGACATTCAGCGCCTTGCGCGCTGTGCTGAGGAGTGTCAGGCCCGAGGCAAACGGGGTCGTGCCAGCGACGCCGACGACCTGATAGACGCCAGCCGCCTTGCCGAGCAGATACGCGTCGGCGTCATTGCCGAGCGATTTGATCGCTTCGGAGGCCTGCATCGGGAAGAACGTCGGGGACATCGACGCGATGTCGTTGTCGCTCGCCTCAAAGGGCGATTCCATCCAGTGGTCCAGCGTGACGAGCGCCACCGTCGGTGCAGACGCGACGTTGGAGTTCATCACGACCGACGGGGTTACGGCACGAGCCGCAATGGCCGACGGGATCGGGACGTTGATGACATTGCCCATTTTCTGGGCCGCAAGAGCCTCGTAGTCTCGATTGACGAGGCGCGGGCCAACCGCGTTTTGACGCAGGGCGAGGACGCCCTCGGCCAGCAGCTTGCCGAGGACTTGGGTAATCGTGTTCGTCACGTCGTGCTCCGGGTAGGAACGGTGGAGCGGCCCGTGGTCCTACTCGATAACGGCGGTTCCTTTGGAGAGGGCTTCGGGATCGAAGTCCTTGCCGAACCTGCCGCCAACTGGGGCCGCAATGACTCGTGGACCACCAGCGCCACCGGCGTTTGGCTTGGGAGCACCACCCCCGGAACTGCC